AGGATGGCGCGTCAGCGTGCTGACCACTCGGGACGGTGACGTTGCCAGAGGCGACGGCGTCCCCCTCAAGTTCGATGCTGCCATTGACATTGCTACTGACCTCGGTGTTAGTCTTGACGATGATGGTGCCGTCGCCGGCGGTCGCCAACCCCTCTGGGAACGTGGGGCAGGATTGCAGATTGTCCGTCTTGATCGTGATCGTGCCGTCGCCCGTGGTGACGATCCCGAACGCTGATGCAGCGGCAGAATCAACGACAAGGTCGCAGTCGCCGATGCTCAGCGTAAGGCCACCACCGTTGATGTGCTGCGTAAGGATGGTCGGCAGAAGCATGTTGCCGACTGTTGATTTCCACGACTTGTAGCGGTCGTAAAGGTAGGAGCAGAAGTCAATGGACGCATAGGCGTTAACGGTGGCGCGGTTGGTCTGCGTGACGTAAGGGTCGGACAACTGCGCCCATTTGAATGAGGTCCCGCCAGTACCACGAAGAGTCTCCGTGCGAACGGCAGACAGGAACAGATATCCGAAGAAGTAGATGTCGAAGTCGTCAGCACTACTCTTGCCGAAATAGCTCTGGTTGAGAGTGGTGGTCAGCGGACTAGTCAGTCCATACCACTTTTTGATGCCAGTTCGCACCGTTGCGGTCGCGATACCAGATCCGTTCGGCGTCGGCGTGTAGCTCTCGACAGTCGTCCATGTGAATCCGGTTCTACCCTGTACCGGCTGGAATCGGTTACCATCGTCAGTCTCATTGATGTACAGCCCAGCATTGGCGGTTATCGGTGATCCTGCCGCATCCAGCAGTGTCGCGGTGAGCGTCTGCGTGAACAACCAATTCATGCGTACCGCAGCGACATCGGTATTGCCCCATGCCCTGGTCGCTGTACCAACATCGGTGTTGCGCAGCGTATAGATCGGAGTGATCGCCACGTTGTTCGCACTATTCCCGAATATGTCGTAAGTGACGTAGTTGTTTGCGAACTCCAGGTTGTCAAAGGTAAGGTCAACGCTCGACGAAGAGAAATTCTGCAATGTGAACGCAGCGAACTGTGCGGCAAATGAGGTGAAGTTGGTTGCGAAGAGGATCACGTTGCGAAGGGTTACATTGTCTGTGTCGCAAGACAGGCGCAGGCCCTTGACGTTGATCGTCTGCCCAGTGGACAGGTCGAAGCGGACCTGGGCGGCGGCAGCGTTGGCGGCTGCCCCCTGGAACATATCGAGGGATTCAATATTTACTGAACCAGTATATTTGGTATTTAATGTTCCACCGAAACTGACTGGAGATTTCGTCTTTATTGATCCACCGTATCCAACGAACGCTGATCCGTTAGCTTTTGAGCAAATCCCTGCGTAAGTGTCTGTATCGAAATCGGTGGTTGCCTGCCGTCCGATTATAATCGCATCGCCTGTGCTGTATAGGATTCGACTGCCAGATGTGCGCTTGCGACCGATCTGTAGTGTTCCGTTATATGTTATACACGGGTATGCGACATTGGCTTTGAGATACAAGCACTCAACGTCAGGGTCAATTATGAGTGTTCCAGTTACGACTAGACGAGAAGTGTCAAGCACATAGAGGGTCTTGTTCCCGATGGCGGTTGTGGTCACGCCGGTTAGCCCGGCGAAATTTGCAAGGCTTGTCTCCGTGCCAGTTACCGTGATTACGCCAGCGGAGTATGTGACGGCCATGGGCTAGCCCTCACCGTTCAGCAGGCCGCTGACGCTGGCCGAATCGTGGTTGACGGCGGTAGTTACGGTTTGGTTCGCCACGGACTACTCGTCCTTGAGCTTCTTCAGATATGCCTTTGCATCTGCCACACGCTTTTCCAGAGTGGCAACTTCCGCACGCTTTGCGGCGATAGACTTGTCAATCACCGCAGCATCATGCTGGATGCGCTCTGCGTAGGCTTCCGCGTCCGTGCGAATCTTGGCGGCTGACTCTTGGGCAGAGTCAATCAGCAGTTGCGAATCAGCGACAGCTTTCTCTTCGATGCTGGCCGCCTGCTCACGGGCATGCTTCTCCCGCTCTGCAATCCGCTTCTCGCGCTCATCTAGCGCACGGTCGGCTTCATGGCGCTGTGTAGTCGCAGCGTCAATCTCAGCCATGATGTGCGAGCGACGGGCAATAGCCTCGCGCACAGTCTGCTCCACGTTGGCAACCTGCTCCAGAGTCTCCGGCAGATCGGCCAGCGGCTTCAGGAGTCCAGCCAGCGTGCGGAGCTTGTCGATGTCAGCGCGGTTCATGTCAGAACTTCCCCACGGCAGCTACGGTCAGGGTGATACTGGTCGTGCCGTCGCCGCCTGTCACACGGGGGCGCACGTACACAGGGACTTCGGTGAGGGTAATGAGCTTCGCCGTGCTGGCCGAGATGACGTTGTTAAACACATCGCGCATGGCGAGATATTCAACGCCGTCGTTGCTGCCTTCCATGACCACCAGACCGCCAGAACCAAACGTCCCAGAGACGTGGATGGTGCGGTCGTTGAAACGGGTCAAGATGATCGGCTGCCCATCGTCATTCAGCGCCATGTCGGACCAACGGCGCACGCGGACCCCGTCAAGGTCGGTCAGCAGCGGCAACGTCACCGGCAGGTGGGAGATAGTCGGCATTATGAGATACTAGCAAGCCTTACCGGGTACGCAACTGCCCGTTACTTGCGCTTCCTGATCACCGTTGTAGTCGCCCCTTGCCGGAGAGCGTTAAGCTCTTTCCGCAGCGCCTTCGCTTCATGCTCCCAACGGATCTCGCCAGCCCGTGACGCCGCCAAGTCACGCTCAAGCTGGGCAATCTTACGATCCCGGTCTTGCAGCATCGAATGTAAAATGGCAGGATCCAGATCGTGCATTATGCATCCTCCGGTTGTTCCTTGTCCTCGTCCTCGTCCAGATTCATCGCCTCACGCTGAAGCAGCAGCCACTTCTCGGCGCTTACCTTCCTGATACGCGCCTCCAGATCCGACGCCATCTGGCGCATGCCCAGATTGTGCGACATGATCAGGGCATCGCTACTAAATGGGTCGTTGATGGTGTATTGGCGGATCAGGTCATTCAGGAAGCGCCGACCGTAGCCGGTGTCCATCACCCGGTCCAGATCATCGTCGGGATTCGGCCTCATTTGGTAAACTCCGACCCAGACCCGAGTGAGCTACGCTGGTAGTGAAAGTCCAGTTCAAACAGACGGGCCGTGGCTCCGTAGTTGTCAGCGGTTTCACCAGGAACCCGGTATAACCTCCAAGCGAGCATCTTGGACGTTACGGCGTCCGTCATATTGATGCTGCCAAACGTCGTGATGGCTTCCTGATTCGCTGTGTCACCATCCGACACTTCCATGCTGCCAACTACCGGGCCGGCCCACGCCTCACTGGCTTTATGCCGGTTAATGATGCGATAGTACAGATGCCACACGACGCCGCCAGACGCAGACGTTGTTTTCGCCCAATGGATATGCGGGCGTATAGGGGTACCTTCCTGCCATGAGTGCGACATCTGGGCAATTCCTGACACCATGTTGTCTGCCGACGAACTGAACAGGAGCGTTCCTGGGAATGCCGTCTCTGACGTGTCAGGAGACGGATCGGAAACAGCGCCAATCGGGTTTATAGCCTGGGCCGGGAACCGCAGATCTTCCCATTCCAGATCACCAAGGTATACTGTCTCGTTGGATTCCTCCATGCGCCATCCAACAGTTCCAGAAGAAACCATGGCTGCGTGCAGGTGGTAGCCCTTGCCTGTTTCCAGTGAGAACTGGTGGTTGCCGTTGGCGGTAAGCGTCGTGATGGTCGTCTCTATTCCGCCGTAATCCTGGCACACGCGGATAGCGCCAGTCCACGTCCCGTATAGAGAGATGGTGATGGTCTTTCCGACCGTCAACGTCATGGTTGGGCTTACTTGCCCAGTCGTTGTGAAAGACCCTTGTGTAATGCTCATCCGATGGTCCTACCCAGCATGGCAGTCAGAGCGTTGTCATCCTCCAGCTTGGCATCCGACAGCACCTTGGCTGTATCAGCCTGCACGGTCGCCTGCTGCTGCTGCATCGCCTGTTGCTGCGCTGCGGCACGCTGGGCGTCCTTCTCGGCCTGTTCCTCTGGCGATGACATGATACGGGCGTCGATGCCCAGACGGTCCCAGTACTCGGTGGCGAACCGCTTCATATTGGCGATGTCCAGTGCGGTCGGGTCGATGGCTGCAACCTGTGCCATGATAGCCAGAGCGCGGTCCATGTTGCCGATGCCGACGAGCTTCATCGCCTGCGCCATGACGCTGACGTACTCGACCTCAAAGTCCTGACCCTGAAGCTCAGGCGGCGGGACCGGCAGACGACCGCGACGGTTCAGGATGTTGTAGATGCGCTCAACGGCAGGGTCCAAGAACTCCTGCGAGAACTGCTCGTAGACCGTCGAGAGGACGATCATCTTCTCCTGGTGCAGTTCGTCAATCTCACGCGCCTTGGTCCCAGACCGGCGCTCGCTCGACACCATCAGGAACAGGTTGTAGAAGAACACCTCACGGATCTGCTGCCGGAGATCGTTGATATGGGCGTCAACTGCCTGCACATCGAACGCGATCTGGTACAGCGGGCGGATGCCCTCACCGGCTTGCCCACGTGGAACAATGTTGTCCGCGCCAGGCGTCACGTCGATGCCCTTCCGCATGGTCCCCTCGGGGCGCTGCGTGGGCGGGGTGACCATCTTCTCAATGGCCTTAGCCGCCTGCTTCTTGGCGTTCTGGAGTTCCTTGATGTGGCCCAGCGCCATCATACCAGGGCAGTCCAGACCGTAGACATCGTCCCCCATCACCTTCCAGCGCGGAGTGATTACCGGGAACTCATTATAACCGGAAACTCGGAGGGCCTTCTCCTTGTTGGGATCAGTCGGGTCGATGTAGTAGCTCGTGTACTCCAGCGACTCCATGCTGCCTTCGCTGTAGCCGTCCGTGGGGCCGACCCAGTGCGTGACCTTGATGATCTCCTTGTCCGACCGACCGCTGTCCAAGCAGGCGCACAGCCGCTCTGACAGAGCTTCCTTGCCGAACATCTCAGCCATCTGCGTGACGGTCATGTCGATCTCACGGGCAAACTGATCCACGCGGCGGCGGGAGTTGATGCCCAGCCAGTAGGAGCCAGTGGGCAGCGTCTCACAGCGGAAGTCCTCTTCCTCGTCCTCTTCAATCAGCATCGCACCCGTGCCAAACAGGCCGGTCATACTGAACAGTTTGCCGCCCTCTTGGTAGAAGTTGGACGACAGGATCGCCGCGTCCATGATCTCGTCTACTTCCTCCAGGTACGTCTTGACGGTGTAGTTCTTGCCCAGTTCGCCACGGACGCTGGTCTTCTTCCACGGACGGCTAGCCGGGATGATGGACGCGCTAAATGCAGCCTCCATTGCACGCAGCGAGACGGTGCCGGTGGAGTCCAGAATCTTCTTGTTCGCCTTGTTGCCGCGCTTGCTGGTATCCTCGTCCAGCCAACGGTAGGACCGTGGCATGACGTACTCAGCCAGTTCGCGCCAGTGGTCCTCAAAGGACTCACGCCGGTCCTTCATGCACTGGACGCGGTACAGGATCTTGTCGTGCAGCGTGCGCGGCTTGTCGTACATTTAGGCTCCAGTCAGAGAGAGTTCACTGCCCAATGCGCCTTCGCCACCAAGGGACGTAGCCGACCCCTTGTTCTTGATCGTACCAGCGCGGCCCAGCATGGACGCCGCCTTGCGGAGACGCTTGAACTGAGCTTCAGTGCTGGGATCGTTGGCATACATGGACGCCATGTCGGGCGGGAGGCTTCCGCTTTGATCGGAGTTCCCGCCGCCCAATGCACCGCCTGAGTACTTAGCGTCAGCGCCAGACGCGACCGCCATGGCGGCAGGGAGCGCAGCGGCCCCAACGGCAGCGCCGGTCCATGCGCTACCTGAAACAGCCGGTGTCCATCCGAACCCAGCGGCGGCACCAGCGGGAGCAGCACCAGCGGCTGCCCCACCCAGCAGAGCGGCGTTGAACGCAGCAAGGTCAGACCACTGGCCACTGGATCCACCACCAGCGAGATCGCCTGAAGCGCCGGAGGCGTTGGCGAACGCGGTACGGGCATCAGCGCCACGGGCCAGAGATCCAGCGAATGCCGACCCCCACAGGTTTTGTGCGGCCAGCGGGTTGATGGCGTAGTCCAAACCGGGGACGGAGCGCAGTACATCCTGCGCGGCATCGCCAGCGTTAGAGACGTTCTGTTTAGCTTGGCTCCAAGCCTTCTTCCACGCCTTGCCGAGTCCCATGGCTTAACCCCTGAAGCCGACGATACCCGTGGCGCTCGTCCCGGTGGACATCACCTTGTAGATGCCAGCGATCGGGTGGAACACGCCGGTAGCGGGCGATCCAGTAAAGGTGCTCCCGTCAACGAAAGTGATCGTAACGGTACCAGCGCCGTCCAGATACAGACCGCGCAGCGGCGGGTCGTAGGTGGTCACGTCACTCTTGGTGACAGCTACCGCGCCACCAGTAAGAGGACCGTAGTTGCCGCTGTTCTGAAGAAGATTCGTAGCCATGGTTATTCCTTGTGATGTTGATTGGTTGCTGTCCGTGCCGCTCGACGCGCTGCATGCAGGTCATCGGATCCGCACGGGAACTCTGGCGTGTCCATAGCGTCTAGGTGTACCCAGATGCGCGGGAATTCACGCTCGATCTTGTGTCCGAGTTCGTGCATGCCGCACGCGATCAGGAAGGGGCGACCGAGATCGAACCCGATGCGAAGCTCCTGCTTCATGTGGTCGCAGAACCCACCAACTGATTCGTCGGTGACGGTGCGCTCACGAAAATCGGCAGTAGCCTGCGCGACCGTGGACGTGGTAACGCGCCATGGTCCGGAAGCGCCATCGTTGAGGACGCGCACGGGACCGCACCCGGTCATGACGGTCAGCGATAGCAGGACGATAACCTTAGCCCACATAGTTCAGGCTACCAGTAGTCAGGCGCGCAAGTGCGGAACGCTCGGCGTCGGTGAGGCCGCCGGGGACGTAGATCAGGCCAACGAAGCCGTGCCATGGCCTGGAATAGGCTGCTCGGTCGCCCACCGACAACGTGGTTGACGCTACCCACGGGTTCGTCACGGTGGCGTCTGACGCGGCAAGAGCGCCATTCTGGTATAGGCGCAGCGCGGTGCTCTCAAACTTCATGGACCACCGCGAAAGCACACCAGAAGAAGCGGCGAGCGTTGCAGCAGAAGCCAACTGCGTTCCTCCGCCGTCAACGTGTGATGCGCTGTCAACCGTATCTCTGGAAAGCTCGCCACCTGCCGGTGATCCAAGACCAAACAGGCGAGGTGCAGCCGCGTGAGGACCGGCAGCCCCAGCCCCCGCACTCCACAAGTATGGCGCAGCAATCGCCACAACCTCGCCGCTGGTCGTGGACAGCGCGGCGGGTGGGGTCCAGAGGATGTTGTCGGCGGTGCGGGTGAGGGATGCGGAGGTGGTTGGGATGTACAGACCACGGAATGATCCGGATTCAACCTGTGGACTTTTCAGCGCCATGACCGTGGCAACAAATAGCGATCCGCCAGTTTGTGCGCCTACTCTGGCGATGGCAGTTCCGGGTGTTGCAGCAACGGTAAGATGTGTGCAAACTACGTCGCCAGCGGATACGGCCACAGAGTTCGCAACCGATACGCCGTTGATGCTGTATGTGGTGGATGCCCCTGCTGGGAATGTGTTCCACAGGACGACTTCGCTGACGGCTAAAGCGTTTGACAAACTTGCGATGCGGACCGATAGCGTGTACACGGTGCTGGCGGACACCGAAACGGTCTGTGTGTAGAACGCCCTCGCCGTTGCTCCGTCAACCGTGAACGTGATAGTTCCACCGCTTACCGCAGTGGAAGGTGCCCCAGTGGTGGTGATGCCCCAACTCGTTGGCGCGGTTCCCGGCGATCCGCCAACGGCCCCTGACCACACCGAGTTGAGCAGTAGATTCGTCCGTGCCCCCTGCGCGAACGACATGGGCAGCACGCCGACGCCGCCAAGGACGAGGTTGTGGGAGATGAGATCGCCAGCGGAAGCAACAGCGCCCGTGGTCGGGTGCAGGGCGGTGGAGCCGGTGGCACCGGATTGGACGAGCGTGCCGTCACGACCAGCGATAGCTACCCCTGCCCGGTTGAACAGGCTCCGCAGGAGGTCCGCACCGCCAGACGACGACGTGGGTCCAAGTGCGAGGGATGAGCCGAGAAGCATACCGGCACTCTAAAGCATTATCGGTCCCGGTCAATCACCGAGACTCCCAGAAATCCCACTTGTCAGCCGCTTGCCCGTTAGCCTCATCCTTGGTGTTGGACGGCTCAACGTCCATATAGAATGTGACCGCTAGACTGTCGGCCAAGTCCGGACTCGGCAATCCACGCTTGCGCAGATCCTCCTTCGCCTCCAGCTTTGTCCTGCCGTTGTCGTCGGTCTTGTGGGTCGGGGAGGTCAACTCCATCTTGATCGCCGGATCTGGGTAGAGCCGCCCGCCACCGTGGTAGAGCCAGTGCGCCATCCTAAACCACATCTCGGCCCTCGCATTGGCATATCGCCCATCAGACGCCTTGGAGCCAAACTGGACTTCGATGATGGGGACGCCCATGGAGCGGCAGATGTCAACAGCGCCAGCGCCAACGCCGCCGCCGTCGATGAATACCGCATCGGCCCTGAACGCCTTGGCTTCCTCGCATATGCGCTTGGCGGTCACCGTCAGATCCTTCTCTTGGAATACCACAGGCTGCCAGGTCATCGGCCCCATGCGGCGGAAGATGACGCTGCGGTCGTCGCCTTGGCGGGCAATGTCGCAGCCAAGGATGCGAGCATAATGGCTGTACTGATCCGGCGACAGATCGCGCTTGAATGCGGCTTCGACCATATCGCCCGTGATCAACTGCCCCGGCGAGCCTGCATCAAAGTTACATTCATACTCCAGCGAGAACTGCGCGGGCAGCATGTTCTTCTTCTGAATGGCGATCTCATGCTCAGAGAGCGCGTTCGTCTGGTAGCAGTTGAACTTGAACGCTGCCCAGTCAGGATCCTTCTGCGCCCGCTCAAACTCCATGGTCAATGGGTCGATGCCGGACGGCGTGCCAATGAGGAAGATCCATCCTTCGCGCCCAGCGAGGGTCGGCATGATGACCAGCGGAAGCACGGTCTGATCCCACATCTGGAACTCGTCGGCCACCACGCCATCGAAACCCAAGCCACGAATACCGTCTGCCTCGGCGGCACCCAAGCAGCGGATCACCGACCTGTTGGCGAATGTGACCGTCATATCCAACTCACGGATCTCCGTGTGCGGGATCTTCATCGCTACGTCTTTCAACTGCGACCACATGACCTTTCGCGCCTGTGCCAAGGTTGGGCCGATGTAGGCGTAATGCCCCTTGGGCTTCTCCAGCGAGCAGTGGACAAGCTCATGAAGCAGGCCGAAGGTCTTGCCGCCACGGCGATGGACGATGGCGATAGAGAAACGCTTCCTCGTTTCGTGAATGGTCTTTTGCCACGGGCGCGGTTTGTAGCCTAGGTCGATAACTTGCACGCTCATGCCGCTGGTTCCTCGGCGCGGGTGACCCCGGTGATGACTTGGATGATGATCGTGGGATCCTCGGTTGGTTTGGTCGTTAGCAACTGCTGGACCTTCGCTAGCATCTCCAGCCCCTTGAACTTCGCCTGAAGATCCTCGGCTTCCTCGGCTTCCTGAATGCCCTCATTGATCCGGCGCAGGATATCTTCCTTCTCGCTCTCCTGCTTCTGTTCCTTGACGGCAGCAGCCGCCTTGCGCTTGTTGTCCTCGCCCTCTGCGATTTCAGTGAGCGTAAGTTGGACATCGGCAGGCAGCGAGGTGAAGATGCCCCTTGTCTTGGGATCATGTATCAGCGCCAGTGCGTTCTTCTTGGATACCCGACGCCAGAGTGCCTGGCTCGCATGGAACGCCAGCGGTGACGCCTTGACCCAGTCGATCTCGTTGGCGACGACACCAGACTTGTGGTTGTGCGGCCAGTGGTTCTGGCTCATCGGACTTCCTTGAGGTGGTTCCGCCAGCACTTGGCATCCATGATCGCGCACCGGATCTGCTCGGAGCGCGTCAGGTCTGGGTAGGTTTCAGCCAGCCAG